CACAACGTACGTTAACCGTCTTGAAACGGCTTTTCGTTGTTACGTTATTACTTACAGACACTTAGACCCACTCGCCTGTACGCATTGCATCAGCAAGACGATGGGCACGACGACCTACCTGCTTTGCCCACCGACTATCAAGCATTTGATCAGCCGCCTCTTCCCAATCCTCATCTTCGATAGCGTCCCACATGTTTGAGAACTTCATAAGTGTCGGAGTACCGAGGTTGAAACCCATATCAACCAATACACGTTGTCGAACTGAGTCGAGCATAGATACCAGAGGTTGTGCCTCCAATAGCTCACGCTCAACGATTTCGATATCGTTCTTGAGAAGATATGCCGCTTCATCGTTTGAGATACCGCGATCCTCGAGGTTACGTCCAACGCCGATGGTTAACTTGTCGGCAGTACAGTGGTAGGGGAAGAGCTTTAAGCCTTCGTGGTCAATGAGTTGTGTAATTAAGTCTTGGGTATTGTAGTCCATTGGATCACCAGTTTTTACACGACCAGTATCTTGCGGTCAGTTTATCTTTTGCGGTATCACACTTGTGTCTTGCACGGAATGACTTACGACGTTCTGGGTCAGACTTCTTGATCGTCATATTGGGGTCCCCGAAACGAATAAGGCGAACCTTGTCGCCTACCTTCGCTAATACTGCAAACTTTTTCGGACCATTGGGAGTTCTCTTCGGTTTGTTGTACCCGGAGAACTTCTCACCACGATATTCAACCGCCACGTGATTTACTCCATCTTTCTGTGTAACCACCCTTTGCCGCTTTCTGTCTCACCTTTGCTTTGTCGGTGTTTGCGACAACCGTCTTACCCTTCGCGCCTTCTCGTTTCTTACGAGCCGCAGTAGCCTTGCGCTCTGCTTTGGTCAAGGACTCTGCCTTTGCACGGGGTAGACAACGGTCTGGGTTTTTCTTGTCTTTGGATGTTCCACACGGACCAGCGATGTTTCCTTCGCTATCGATGCGTACCCAATCGTCTTTGACCCACTTAGCTAGCTCGCCCATTACTTACCCTTACGTTTCCCGCCCTTGGCTTTCTTTGCGTAGTTAGGATCTTTGCAATACTTGGATGCGGCTAGGTTTGCATACGCTGAGGGGTAGGTGTCAAAAGTGCGCTTTGCCCACGCAATACCTTCGGGGCAGATCTTGTTACTCTTTTTCTTCTTAGTCTTCTTACCGCCCTTTGCGGCTAACTGTCTAGCTTCCGCAAATCGTTCGGTATACCCTTTTGATTCCATGTGGATGTACCCCCGGCGGGTGTTGTCTTGAGTCTATAGTCTAAATTTCTTTATGTCAACACCCCGTGAGATGCTGACGTAAAGAAGGGGCCCGAAGGCCCCAACTCATACTTAGGCGAATGTCGCCGCAGTAGGATCGCCACCGATTGGTGTCATAACAACTACAACTTTAATCTTTCCAGTGAAAGCGTCAGTTGCGCCATTAGTTACCACGATGTGATCGTCAGCATTGTAGAGGAAACCTCCAGCAGTACCAGCGGCAGGTGCAACACCCGCGCCAGAACCGTCGTAGGCCGCTACGTAGCGGTTAGGGTCTGTGTCGTCACCCAAGTCAAGGTCGCCTGCGCCCGCAGTAAGAACTTCTAACCAAGCTCCAACTACAGCAGTATCCGCAGGAACTTCCAAAACGTCGATAGACTCAGAAGTGCCCAAGTTAGTTGTAGAGAAGTCAAGAACGACTTTAGCTACGTGTGCACCGCCACCAGCAGGAATGTTAGTTGCCTGCCCGGTAACAGCAGATGATTGATAAGTTGCCATTATTCAAAGTCTCCCTTAGTCAGTCTTAACGACACCCTGTACGAGGGCTTCTGGACGCAAGACCTTACGGCCGAATACGTGAAGACCACGAACAATGTCGCTGAATGTTTCTGTTGAACGGACAACTTCTGTCTTAGCGATGTGCGATGCAGTCGCCGTAGAAGACATGTGACCAGCGATAACTACGAAGTCATTTGTAGTATCCTGTGAAGTGATTGTCACGACGTCTGTGCCAGAGTTGTTCAGTGCAGTTGTCTTGTAGCAGTTCATGCCAGCAATGTTGCCCTGCATAACGAGACCGTTACGGAGAGGTGAAGTTGCGTCGCCAGTTACCTGTACTTCTGCAAACTTAGATCCCGCCTTGAACAGGTTCTCCCAGAAGATAGGAGGTGCTACGAAGAAACGGTTTTCTTCAGGGATCGACTCGTCGTCCATTGCACGTGCCATTGCTAACATCAAGTTAACACCAGCGTCTTCGTTGCCTGTACCAGTGATGTCGATAGGAGCGGCCGCTGTACCGAAAGTGGTACCTGTGTTGCCTGCACCGTCAGCCATCGCTTGGAGGACGTTTGCATCGTACTTACGCTTCAGAGAGAACGCACCTGAAGATGTAGCCAACGCTTCAAAGTTAACGTGTGACTGACGCTCTTCGATGTCGTCGATCTTGAACGCGAAAGCATTCGCTTGGTCAACAACCATTGTGATCTGGTCGTCAGCGAGGTCTTGTGGATTTACCACAGCACCACGTGAGTAAGAAGATACAGTGATTGTAGGTTCTTTGATGATGCGTACTGTGTCACCGAAGTTTTCGATTTCACCAGCATAATCAGTGTTTGTGATATCCTCTACAACAGAGGCACGACGGAAAAACTTCAGGACTTTCTGAGAAAAGATCTCAGGAGTAAAGTTACCTGAAGGCAGGTTGTTATAACCTGATGCGCTATCAAAAGCCATGTTATTACCCTTCCTTATGAGATAGTTAGGTTAGTGTTATTGTGAATAGTCGATTCGGCCTTCTGCACGTGCGGCATCGATTTCTTTTTCAATCTTCTCGAATTCCCACGGCTTGAGTCGGCCAATTTCTGAAGCCTTCCAGATTTTCTTATCTGTCTGAGCTTCTCCAGTCACATCTTTCGTAGCCGTTCTTGTGACTACTGCGGCTGGGTCGACATCTCGAGACTTTTTAGTCTTTTTGCCAATTCCACTATCTGCTTTGTACAGATCGAGGACGCGGATTGCCCATTTAGCGTCTGTGTTGTTCTTGTAGATTCCATCTGCGATGGACTGAGGTTGTTCATCCAACCACATCAAAAACTTCTCATCCGCTTTGATCTGAGGAAAGTCTGGATGTGCACTGAGCAACTCTTTGTACGCTCCCTGCACTTTCAGGTCTTTCTCACGACCCTTGAGTGTTTCGACTTCTTCTTTTAGTGTCTTTACTTTGTTCTCCGCTTGGAGAGAAGATACGGTTTCAACGATGGCGTAGACATCCGGATATTTCTGCTTGAACTCGTCCAACTCCTCGGGAGTCTTCGGAAGCTGTGCATTACTCAATCCTTGTTCACGGCCAACTTGTTGAGCACTCGAGATTTCCTCGCGTTCCTTTTTCCACTCTTCAAGTTTAGAATCGTAGTGACGCTTTAAGTCGTCGTAACGCTTCTTATAGTCAGTATCTGACTCTTCTCTGGGCTTTGCGAAGCTAACATCTTCTTGTGTCTCGGGAGTGGCCTCTTCTTGAGAGGGGTCCTCAACTGTTGCTACTTCGTCTTCATCCTGATAGACTTCTTCACGATACTTTCCACGATATAGGTTGTTGTCGTTGATTGTACCGAAGCTATCATTTGCTTTATTGGCGCGATGCCCTTTTGGTTTTGCCATTTTATTCTCCTATCTCACGGGGCCTCATGGCTGAGGGTAGCCGTAGTCGTATTAGCGGGGCCTGCGGGATTGCAGGGTAGCCGCGGAATATGTATCTCAGGAGGGCTTGGAGATAAATCCACCTGATTTTGCTAAAATTGGGGGTGTAGGAGCGGCTTCTTTCATCTGCTCCTTTTCGTCTGAACGTCTTTGAACTTCAGCTTTACCACGATTGTTAATCTTATTTAGGCGGTCATAACCGATGATTTCGGCAAGCTGGGGAGGAATAATCACTTCACCCTTGGATACTACCAAAGATACAAGGTCCTCCTTAGCTATTTTAGCGTTATCCTGCTTGATGTCAATACCTTGCTTCTCAGCCTCTTGCATCGCATCCAAGATCATCTTCTTAACATCAGCCGATCCCATGAACTCGACAGCGGCCGCATTGAGCACGAATGTACCTTCCGGAACCTCTAACGCTTGATCGTCAGCGATAGTTTCTGCTGGAGATACGTTCTCGGGTTCTGTCTTAACAAAGCCTGCTTCTGTAGCAATGGGTGCTTCGCCGGGAGGGACTTGCTCAGCAGGATTTACTACACCGCCTTCAGCGAATGGAGTACCCGGAGCGTCGCTTGGGCTAGCAGACGCAGAACTCGGGCCTGATGAAGAAGGACCCATGCCCCCTCTACCTGAATCCACGTTAGCCGCATCGGTACCTCTACCGGATGAAACAGAAGCTCCTTCCCCGGCACCCGTTGTGGTCATGCCAGTTCTTCCAGAAATTGTTGAGTATCCGGGCAATCTACCGACTCCCATTCCTAAGCCACTACCCGATGCATCCGCCTCTGCCTGTTCCTGTGCTCTCTCCACCTGTTCAATACTAATAATGCCTGTGCCTGATGTAACAGGGCGACCTCCCGCACTGGTCACGATACCATCCGCAGAGCGGACAACATTACCAGTCATTGTAGAGAAGCCGACTACATTACCATCATTGTCAACGACTTGGTTTGCAGTCAACGAACCGCTCGCGATACCCTCCGCAAGGCTTCCCCGAGTGCTGTCGCTCAACCCCGTAAGACCATTCACGACGTTCATTGCTTTCTCGGGACCGTATACTGAATTCACGAGACCGACTTGGGAGCGGATTCCCCCCATATCAAAGTACGCAACACTCGTCACTTCACCCGTAATGGGGGACGCAAACATTCCGTCATTCGTAAATCCGCCAACCCCTTGAATAAAACCATCGAGGGGTTGCCCCTCCACTCGTCCGGAACTCGCCCCGAGATCTACGGTGCGGGGGTCGAGCCCTTGCATCGAAGCATATTGGTTGATCGCTTGCTGACTTGTTCCATTGTACGTACCGAGAACAGCGTACCCGAGTTGCTTGCCGAATAGTGTTTGGGGAACAATGGAAACCAGTGACCCGTTGACCCGCATCTGGTGGTAGCCGAGTTCGCCGGCCTTGATTTTTTCCGCAACCTCGAACTGGTTCTTGATGTTCATTTCGGCAACGGCACCGAGGATTCCGCCCGGTACTGCCATGTCTTTTCCGTAGGGTCCCTTAACTGTTGTACCAGCCATGAAGCCGCTGATCATACCGAAGGGAGAAACGTCCATTAAAGAGACGAGGTTCTCAGCGAGTATACCGGCAGTTTCAAAACCTGTTGCTTTGGCGATATCCGCGCCAATACCGTAGGGGGTCGCCTGAGAAATAGCGTACTCGCCCGACGTCATTTGCTCTGCACTACTACTTATGTTTCCAATCTGGTCGGCCGATATTTGCATCGCGCCACCGGGGCCACTGGCAAACGTCCCTCCGATCATACTCGAAAACTGTCCGGGGAGTCCCGGTCCTGCTGGACCTGCTCCAGAAACAGCACCCTGTCCGGGTATTTCGTCACCGAGCGTAGACCTACTGATAGGACCCGGAGTAGGGTCTTCCCCCATTCCAGCCTCGGCCTGCTCCGCCGCCTGTTGCTCACCGTAGAGAGCGGACATCTCACCGTAATACTTCTTGTACGCCTTCTTCGACCGGATCTTGTTCCGAATCGAGGAGTAGATGTTGTAGCCGCTACCGTAGTTAACCGCCATTGTCGATCACCGCCCTATGGTTATCCTTGAGGCTCTGGAGGCTGTCCAGTAAAGCCATCTTCCCCTGCAACTGGAACATTTCCCGTTCCGATTGTGCCGTCACCAACCCCCGAAGCGTCAACTGGTGGAGATCCGCCAGATAAGCCGTCAGGGCTTCCCATGCCTGCGGGTTGTTGACCAGCGGGGCCACCTTCTGGGCCTGTTCCTTGTTGAACATTCTGCATACCTTTTAGTACTTCAGCGTATAGCTGGGCTTCATTGACATCATTCACGAGTTGGTCGGGGTCGATGTCCTGTGCGATAGCGAGCTCGCGAACCAAGTTTGGTAACTTGACAAACGGAGCGAGCATCGGATTTGCAACAGTCTGGAGAAGAGTTGTGAGACGCTGTGAGCGAACTTCTTTCTGCATAACAGCCGAAGTGCCCCGTGGCTTGATCTCGAGGTCCCCAACAACATCCGGCGACTCATCGTTGTATTGCATATTCCACTGGAAGTACGCTTCCCCGAGGGGCTTCAACATGTAGTCATCGATGTTCTTAATCACTGTCTTGACTGACTGCGCTCCTGCATTCATCAACATTGATAGACCGGAGGAGGTGCGGCCTGTGCCTGATACACCGGTCTGTCCGTGCATGATGCTCGGGATACCTGTCTCTTCATCCGACAACTGGCGAGCAATCTGGTACATCTGGATATTCTCAGGGGCAGTGTTCGGGAACTTGAGCCCGTTGATCGCTGTACCTGTGACGCCAGACTGTCTCCGGAAAACCTTACCGGGGAATATATCGAAGTTCTGGCCGGGAACGAGGCTTGCCTCATCCACGTCGAATACGAGATTACCAGCGAGAGCAAGGTTGTCGATTGCCATACGAACGTGACCGTTCATCAGCATCTGGGCGTCTTCCATGTTCTCTGCTACGCCAACGCCCCACACTTGATAGGGATTGATTTCGTATGGAAAGACTTGGTAGGGTATGCGGGCCGGTGTGAATGGGTTGAGGACACAACGAAGGATCATCGTCCCACACGCCCAAACATTTACCTGTACCTGCTCAAACTCACTCATGTCGCTAGGAACATCTAGGCCCGCTTCTCGTGCCAGTTTAGCATCTAGGAAGCCCCAGTATTCGAGGACTTCGTATCGGCTGTCACCTACGTAGGGTTCTGTCTCTTCTTCACGGATCGTATCTTCGTAGTATTTGTCTTCGTAGTTAGGACCCTTTGCAAGACACTCTTCGATGACATCCGCGTAGAAGTGTGGCTGTGTTATCAAGTTACGAAGCTGCTGCCGATTCATGCGGTGACGTTGAATTACGTATTCGCAGTCTTCAATGCTTGTAGCAGAGGGGTCTGGGTGAAAGTCCCACGGAGACACATGCTCAATACGAGGAACAATACGCTCGTAGGGACTGTATGTGCGTCCCTCTGGGCCACTCTCCCAACGGTGTACTCGTTTGTAGTGATTAAATGGTCCCTTGACGATTCCCGTGCCCAAGAGTGCAGACTCGAAGATGGCACTGCGTAGTACGTTTACTGCGCGAGTGTCGAGAAGCTGATCGTGAACCATCTTCTCCATATTAAGTGCAGCAGTCTGTGCGGGTTTAATCTGGGGTTCACC